ATATTCACTCTCATTTTGCATCTTTATATAAAGTGGATTATAAAAAATCGAAAGAACTTACATTCAAGCAACTTTATGGTGGCGTATTTAAAAATTATAAAGAACTGGAATACTTTAAAAGGATTGAAGCATTTGTTTTAAATAACTGGAATGATTTTAATAAAAAAGGGTATATAGTATGTCCTATATCAAATTTTGTATATACGAAGGAAGGTTTGGGGGAAATGAACCCTCAAAAACTGTTTAATTATGTGTTACAAAATATGGAAACTTCACAAAACGTTTTGGTTTTATGGGATATGCTTTGTATATTACGGGGATTTAAGACAAAACTAGTTTTATATACTTATGATTCATTTCTATTTGACTGGGATGAAGATGAAACAGAATTACTAGATGAAATTAGAAATATTTTCATAAAATATAAATTAAATATAAAAGAAATAGAAGGTTATGATTACAACTTTGGAGGAACCGCTTAATATGTATAACGCGAAATATGATGTTATAACAAATATACAAAATTTAAGCGACTTGAACAATAAATTATTCTGCACATTTACAGACCTAGAAGGAATGGATGAGCTAATTCAAAATATACAATCTAAATACAGCATAATTTACAATAAAATGTTTGTTTTAGAAATAGTAGGTAAAAACGAATATGTAGTTACTTATAACGTAGAACAAGCTAACATAGACACTATCCCAGATAATACTATATTAGTACATAGGAAAAAAGAATCTAATACACTATATACTATTAATGCTTTAAATGAACTTATTAAAAAGCTTAATGGTGGTGTTGTTGATACTAGTTTTAAAATAGATTGGCAGCATTATAGAAATTGTATTTTACTTACCCAACATAACGATTTAAATCAGTTAAATACAAAAATACATAAAATAATTGAAGTATAGTTTGGTTTCCCAAAATATAGTTCGTATATTAGTTACATATAAACAGTTATAATTAAAAATAAGTTACAATTATGGATTTAAATGCATTAAAGCAGAAATTGGATACCCTCCAATCAAAACCACAGGGTGGTCAAAAGACCGACTATTCATTAATTTTTTGGAGACCTACAGTAGGTAAACAACAAATTAGAATTGTACCATCAACGTATAATTCTTCTAACCCTTTTACTGAGTTAAAATTTTATTATGGTATTACTAATAAGGTAATGATTTCACCTACTAATTTTGGTGAAAAAGACCCGATTGCATTATTTGCTGGGAAATTGCGTGAAGGTGAGTATAATAAAGAAAATTATGTACTTGCTAAAAAATTAGATGCTAAAAACCGTACTTTTGTTCCCGTTGTAGTACGTGGAGAAGAAGATAAAGGTGTTAGACTATGGCAATTTGGAAAACAAGTATATGAAGAATTATTAGCTCTTGCTGTAGATGATGAAATTGGTGATTATACCGATATTGTAAATGGTAGGGATATTACAGTTGAAACTGTAGGACCAGAATCTACAGGTACCCCTTACAATAAATCATCAGTACGTGTTAGATTAAAAACTTCACCACTTAGTGAAGATGCATCATTAGTAGAAAAATGGACAAGTGAACAACCAAATCCAACAGATGGGTTATTTAAACGTTATTCATTTGAAGATATGAAATCTGCTTTAGAAAAGTGGTTATCCCCAGAAGATGATTCTGATGGAGCAGTTGGTCCTACTGTGGAATCAACATCACCACCTTCAACAAACTTTAGTTTAGATACTACTAAAGCTAAACAAAGCAAAGTAGATAAGTTTGACTCACTATTTGATAGTAAAGATAGTAATAATGGTGATGATCTTCCTTTCTAAATATGGCGAAAAAAATATCAAAGTCTCTCTCGGCAGCGGTGTCTGCCGAGATTAAGAGCAAATTTGACCTAAATAAATTTAAATCATCTAAAGGTTTAAATAAAAACGTTAAATTTAAGGATCAAAAATGGATACCTCTATCTCCTGCTTTTCAAAAAGTAGCAGGAGTACCTGGTATACCAATGGGACACATTTCATTACTAAGAGGACATTCTGATACAGGTAAAACAACAGCTTTACTTGAAGCAGCAGTATCAGCTCAAAATATGGGAATACTTCCTGTATTTATTATTACTGAAATGAAATGGAATTGGGAACATGCAGCCCAAATGGGGTTAGAAGTTAATCTAATTAAAGATGATGATGGTGATGTTGTAGATTATGAAGGTAATTTTATTTACGTTGATAGAGAAACATTACATACAATTGAAGACGTAGCAGCTTTTATTATGGATTTACAGAACGAGCAGAAAAAAGGTAATTTACCTTATGATCTAGCATTTTTCTGGGATTCAATTGGTTCTATTCCTTGTGCAATGTCAGTTGAAAAACTGAAAAATAATAATGAATGGAATGCTGGTGCAATGTCAACCCAATTTGGTAATACAGTTAACCAAAGTATTGTAATGTCCCGTAAAGAATCATCACCATATACTAATACATTAATTGCAGTTAATAAAGTTTGGACAGCTAAAGCTGAATCCCCTATGGGTCAGCCAAAAATGATGAATAAGGGTGGAATGGCAATGTGGTATGATGCTACATTTGTAGTTACATTTGGAAATATTTCAAATGCTGGTACATCTAAAATTAAGGCAATTAAAGGTGGTATGCAAGTAGAATGGGGTAAACGTACAAATTTACAAATTGATAAAAATCATGTTAATGGTATGCAATCAAGAGGTAAAATTGTTATGACAAATCATGGTTTTATACAAGATACAGATAAAGATAAGAATGCTTATAAGAAAGATCATGCAGATGAATGGTCTAAAATCTTAGGAGGAGGACAGTTTAAAATTGTAGAAGACCAAGAAGATACAACCCCCGTACTTTACGACGTACAAGACTTATAAACTAAAACATGAAGCACAAAGAACTATTTAGTCTTTTGGACAGCGTTCAAGAGAATCAGGAAGAGACTATACCTAAAAAACATGACAGAGTTTTAATTTTAGATGGTTTAAATCTATTTTTTCGAAACTTTGCTATGATGAATATGGTTAATCCTGATGGAATTCACATTGGTGGGTTAGGTGGGTTTTTCCGTTCTTTAGGTGCCATGATTAGACAAACAAACCCAACTTCTGTTTATGTAATATTCGATGGAGCAGGTTCTACAATTAACCGAAAGAACTTGCTCTCCGAATATAAAGAAACAAGAAATTTACAAAGAATTACTAATTGGGAAGCATTTGATTCATTAGAAGAAGAACATGATTCTAAGATTGATCAAATAGTAAGAATAATCCAATACTTAAAACTATTACCAGTTAAAACTACTATTCTTGATAAAGTAGAAGCTGATGATATTATAGCGGTATTATCTAAAAAATTAGTTAAAAAACATAATTCAACTTGTTTTATAGTATCTAGTGATAAAGATTTCTTACAATTAGTAACTGATAAAATTATTGTGTATAGACCAATGGAGAAAGAATATTATACTCCTAAAGTTATAGAAGAAAAAATAGGTTTATTACCTTCTAATTTTATTTTACATAAAACATTATTAGGTGATAACTCAGATAATATTCAAGGTATTAAAGGGTTAGGTGCTAAAGGTATATTTAAAAAATTTCCTGAGTTAAAAACAAAACACTTAACTTTAGAAGATATTTTTGATATATCAGCTAGGAAATTTAAAGAACATGTTGTATATTCACGCATAATTCAGGATCAAGCTAGAATTGAAACTAATTATAAAGTTATGGATTTAAGTATTCCTATGATTGATGATAAAGGAAAAAAACATATAGATAATTTAATTATAGAAGATTTCCCAGATTTTAATCCTGAAATGTTTATTCAATTTTATAATGAAGATAAACTAGGAGGAATGATTAGAAATTTAGAAACATGGTTAAAAGATATATTTTCACAATTTAAAGGTTATAAAGATTGACGTTAAATAGTATAAATCAGTACGGACACGAATTTCAAATAAAGGTTTTATCATCTTTATTAACTCATAAAGAGTTTTTAGTTAATATACATGATATAATTTCTGATGAATATTTTGAAAACCCAGCACAAAAATGGGCTATAAAGGAAATATTAAAATATTATGACAAATATCATACTACACCTTCATTAGATATACTAAAAGTAGAATTATTAAAGGTAGATAATGAAGTATTACAATTATCTATAAAAGAACAATTAAAATTAGCCTTTGTTACTTCTGATGAAGATTTAGAATATGTACAAGAAGAATTTACAAATTTTTGTAAAAACCAACAATTAAAAAAAGCTTTAATGTCTTCTGTTGATATGTTAAAAGCAGGGGATTATGATGGAATTCGTTTTTTAGTTGATAGCGCATTAAAAGCAGGACAAGATAAAAATTTAGGACATGAATATATTAAGGATATTGAAGAACGTTATAGAGAAAATTCAAGAGAAACTGTTCCTACCCCTTGGCCTAAAATTGACCAATTATT